CTTCTATCGTCACAATGTAAGGAAGTTTTATTCCAGTCATTTCCCCGTTGGGATCACGATCTTCAAAGCCCTCGAGATCTAAGTTTACATGACACTCAATTAAAGTAAAGATGTCTTCATAACCTGATTTAGTAACTCCTTCAATTTCTCTCTCTTTTGATTTTATATCAGATGTATCTGTAACAGAATCATCACTTGGTAATAAATCTAAATCTCTATAAAATCCTGCGACTTGTTGTTTTCTTAATTCATTTGCAGAAATTTTTATTGTATGCATGATTGCTTCAGCATCATCTAATGAAGTTGCTGAATAAGGAACAACTAGATCTTCTGCGGGTACAAATTTAGAAACAGCTCTTCCAAGTAAATCATCGTAATAAACTTTTTTAAAAGTAGATCCTGATAAAGGTAAATAAAATAACATTTGATCAAATTCTGGTTCATATTCTCTCATGACATCCATAATTTGATAGTTCATAAAATCTCTAACACGCACAGCTTGATCTTCTTTTTCTCTAGAAGAGTTTCCAATTATTTGAGTTCTAACCGGTCCATCTGCTGGTAATAATTCTTTGTAAGCTAAAGCTTGAAATTGTGTAACTGCTTCTGCTAATACTGGATGAGTTGCACCACTTGCTCCTTGAAATGGTTCTGTTCTTTGATCATATTTAAATCCTAATAGATCTAAACCTTGAGTATAAGTTTGTTCCCAATCTTGTCTTGAATTTTTATAGTCTTGAAAATTTTGATAAAGTTCTGAACCTAAAGGTCCTAAAATATCTTCTGGTAATAATTCTGCTAAGTTATCAAAATGATTTTCGCTTTCACCTTGATTAAAAGCTCCTGGATTAAAATTAATTTCAACACCACCATCTGATGTTGGTGTGATTTCAGTATTTTCTGTACTTGGAATAGATTCTTGAATCTCTACAATTTCTTCTGCAGAAGCCTCTGGATTTTCTATTTCAATTTTATTTATAACTTCGTTTGGAAGTGATTTGTCTATAGTTGCCATTTAATTTCTCCGAGTTTACTATCTTAACCTTATTATACGTAACATTCAAGCCCTGCGGGTTAGGACCTGATTTAGGTGGTATAGTTGTTGTTAATTTTTTCATTATATTCCAAAAGAAGAAGGAGGAAGATTAGCTCTATATCTTGCAATTAAAGAATCTAATAAGGGGTCACCTGTGCTTTGATTAACTAATGGAGCATACGTTGGAATAAGAGTTGTTATTCCACCATCACCACCATCGGTGCTTTGTGCTGGTCCGCTTTGAACAGATGACTGTTCTTGAGTATCATCACTTGGTCCTGTTACTCCTCTTGAATAATTTGAGTATGCATCTTTTGCTAAACCAAATGCTAATCCTGCAACTGGATTAGCTATACTTATGGCTGTTTGAACAGGATTGTTTATTGCATTTTGAATTGCGTTTTGAACTGCAGTGGTTACTGTGCTCATGATACCTGTTGAAGCCGGCGCATCTTCAGCGACATCAGATGCAAAAGTATCTTGTTGTCCCATGGATGTAGAATCATCTGCAGCTGTGTCAGAACCAAATGTGTCTGATTGACCCATTCCTGGTCCTGAATCACTTGGCCCTTCTGTTCCGCCTTGATCATTTGCATCTCCTGTAGATTCTCCTTCTCCTGACCCTACTCCTGAACTAGATCCATCATCTGATCCTCCTGGACCACTATCTCCTTCTCCATCTCCTGATGAATCTCCACTTGAGTCTCCACTTGAATCTCCTCCAGAGCTTCCATCTCCACCAGAACTTCCACCACCGTCTCCACCTCCAGCTCCACCACCTGATCCTTGTAATGATGGAAGTCCAAATGGACCTCTATTAGGTTTACCTTTTAATGAACCATATAAATTTAAATCTATTAAAATTTTTTCTTCATCTTTTGTAATGTATGCAAGATGTGCAATTGGATGTTTAGGTGATGATCTCCAATGACGAGGAGCATTTACTGTTTTTTGTTTTCCCAAATAATTAAAAACACCACCTTGTTTTACAGGTTTTGTCTTACTTGGTTTTTCAATATTAATTTCGTAACTAATTTTTTTCTCAATCATATTAATAATATGTTCTATTTACCCTTGTGGTAGGCTCATCTTTATAGTCTTCTGGATGAGAAATCAACCCACCTTGTCTAAATCTCATTAAAGCTTGGGTCATAGAATCTACTAAATCGTCATTATCTCCATGTGGAAATGCAGCACATTCTTCAATAACTTCTTGTGCAAATTGTTTTCCCTTTGGTGCCCATATCTTTCCAGATTCAAATAGAGGTGCAACCGCATTAACTCTTGCATGTTTATCATTTCCTTTTGATGGTGTGTAATTAACAACAGGTATTCCCATTTGTCTAAGTTCATAAGTTAATGGAAGACCAGATGCTTTAGCTTCAACTAAAACTGTTTCAGGTTTCCAATACATATATTGTTCGTGAGCCAGGCGCCTTAGTTCAGGGAACTCCACACGCTTCTTAATAGAATCAAGCAGTATTAAATTTGGACCAGAGTCTTGGTCTGGATAGAACACACCCCATGTTGTGATTGCAGAATAATCCGCAGTTTCTTTTTTTAAAAATGCAGTATCATAAGATTGAATTACATGTTCAATTGCAGGTACATAATCTTCTTCCCAATCTTTCCACCACTCACGTTTAATAATGGCTCCTTCTTCTGAGGTTGGATTTTGCATGTATTGTGCATTCCATTTAGAAACACCAGCTGATGCTTTGACCGCAAGTAAATCTTCTAACTTCCAATATTGTGGCCAGCAAGGTTTACCACTTGGCATGATAGCTGGAAATTCAACGATCTCCCATTTATCAGCTTTATCTTCTGCTCCTTGAGCCTTGATCAATTGTGCAGTTAAATCTTTTGTACTCCATCTGGTCATAACTAAAACGATTCTTCCACCAGGCTGTAATCGTTGACGGGGTCCTGATGTGTACCATTCATATGCTTTATCAAAAGCTGTTGAAGAATTTGCATCTTGTTCTGAATGTGGATCATCAATGATGAGTAGATCAGCACCTCTACCGGTTACCGCACCTTGGACACCGACAGCAAAGTATTCACCACCTTTATCCGTTTCCCAACGGCCCGCTGCTTTTGAATCTTCTTGTAATCTTGTATTAAATATTTCTCTGTATTCAGCTGAGTCAATTAAGTTTTTTGTTTTACGACCAAATCTTACTGCAAGTTCTGCTGTGTGAGTTGCTTGAATAATTTTTAATTTAGGATCATTACCAATCATCCATGCAGGTAAAAAGTAAGAAGCAAATTCTGATTTAGTATGCCTTGGTGGCATATTGATAATTAATCTTGTGAGCTCTCCTGATTTTAATCTATTAAATTTATCTGCAATAGTTTTATGATGAGATCCTTGAATAAAATCTGGCCAAATATATTTTACAAAAGTTAAGAAATCAGATTGTATATTTTTATCTGTATTCTTTTTAAAAGACATTAACAAATCTAATTTAGCTTTTCTTCTAACTTTAGGATCTGCAATATTATTTATATTTCTAAATTTTTTTAATTTTTCTATATCAAGCATAATATCTATTATGGTACCTAAATTATTTTTAACACCCCCGGGGGTATAAATCCATAGGTAATTTGAAAACCAAAACGAAATTACTAGCTATGACTATGTAAATCTTAGACTAAAGGGTATGACTGGGACCCCTTTAATTGATTTACCCTCTCCCCCCTCCTTAGAATAAAAGTAAATCGTAAACCCACTGGGACCTCTATGGGGGGGGTGAGTTGGGGTGGGCCCCGCCCGCAGGTATTTAGTAGTGATAAATTTATCACAGAATATCCCATTGAATTATAATACTATTAATTGATAGATAGGACAACATTGTTGCCCTTGTTGTTCTGTACATAATATCCCAGATAATAGTAGAATATAATCAGTAATAACGAAAAGAAAGAGAGAGTAAAACATGGCACTAACTTACAACTACACTAGCTTAGCTGGTATAGATAAGTTCACTGACATAGAACATCAAGAAACATCTCGATTCGCTTTTGTAATGATGGCGATTGATA